AGTAATTGATTTAGATAACACGGCAGTTACTGCGGGTAGCTATACTCTTGCAAGTATTACCGTTGATGCTCAAGGTCGTATTACTGCTGCAAGTAATGGTAGTGCAGGTGCGATGACATCTTTTAATGTAGCGGGGGACTCGGGTACTGCACAAACAATAACAAACGGAAACACATTAACTTTTGTAGGTGGTGAAGGTATTGATACTGTAGCAGGTGCTACAGATAAATTGAATATTGTTCTTGACCTTACGGAACTTCCTGTAAGAACTGCAACGATAGCCCCTAAGACGGATTACTTAATTGGATTGTTTGATAAAGGTCAAGACCAAAACAAAACAATAATTAATGACCTTACTCTCTCTATGTGGGGAGCACCAACGGCTGACTTAAGTATAGCTTCTAACAAGCTTACTGATGTTACAGACCCAACGGCTGCTCAGGATGCTGCAACTAAAAACTATGTAGATACTACGTTTGCAGGTTCAGGTGCATTGATTTACCAAGGAGGTTACGATGCTGCGGCTGCTGCTCCAAATGCTAATGCACTAAAAGGTTGGACATACGCAGTAACTAAAGCCGGTGACGGTGGTGGTTATTTCTCTACACCTTTGGAGGTTGGTGACTTGATTATCGCAAACATTGATAATCCTGCATCAGAAGCAGATTGGACAGAGATTAACAAGAACATCGATGTTGCAACTGCAACAGTTCAAGGTATTGCAAACTTCCCAAGTGCAGGTGGATTAAGTGTATCAAGCGGTGCGGTTAGCTTACCTAACGTTGTTACTGCAGGTAGCTTTGGTTCTGCAACGCAAACACCAAGCGTGACTGTAGATGCTAAGGGACGTGTAACGTCTATCTCTAATACATCAATTCAGATTACCTCATCGCAGGTGACAAACTTCTGTGATGATGTTGAGACTTGTATCAAAGGAAGAACTGAAATCGCAGCTACAATAGGTGATGGTGCGACACTACCTTGGAGAGTTAATCATAAGTTAGGAAGTCAAGACGTTATGGTTCAGGTATATGATACCAAAACATTTGAGACGTTGATGGTGAGTGTTGTAAGGGTAGACATAAACAATGTTGATATTGTGACTACCAAGCCAATAGCACCAAACGGAGCAAGAGTCTTGATTAAGCAGATTGGATAAAATAAAATAAATATATGTCGTCAATAAAATTCAAAGATGGAATTGATGTTGACGGGACGATGACTGTAAATGGTAACGAGATGGGGGCTAACGCCTTCACCTCGACTACCATTCCTACAAACACTAATCAACTCGTTAACGGAGCGGGGTTCGTAACAAGTAGCGGTAATACAATTATCGGTACAGATACAAACCTCAGCACCTCAGGTGCTAATGTAGTAAAATCACTCACACTAACTGATGGTGTTATTACAGGGCACACAACGAGGGTATTGACTTTGGGCGACCTTGGTTATACAGGTGCAACTAATGCAAACTATATAACCAATAACAATCAGTTAACTAATGGCTCAGGCTATATAACAAGCGGAGGTTCTACTGTATTTTCAGGAACTAAGACATTTAATGACGATGTTTACTTTAATGACTCCTGTTTTCAACCTTACCATTCTGTAGCAAATAACGCTTACTACTATGATAGTTATTCAGGTAATAACAATTTAAGATGGTTTGTACAGGGTGCTAAATCCGACATCATTAGATACCAACCATATTCCAATACTGAGTATTGGGATGGAAGTAAATGGGTGTCTTGGAACAACCCCACTATGTTTAACAACATATTGGATGGTCAGAAGTCTACAAGTGCAGGTGGTTCTATTACCAACACTACAAAGAAATTTAGATTTGAGGTTAACTCTTCAACGGGATGGCCAACAACTGCTATCCTTTGGATAGAAACTTCTTGGTCGGGATTTGCTTATCCCGGAGTAACTGTTGAGATAGAAGAGTATGATAATGCTACCGGAAGATGGGATGTTAACGCAGGAGCATTTTCTGATTTTACAAGAGATAATGGATTTACTAATTGGGGCTTAAATGCTCACGTTATAAACTCTATACATACAGGAGATAGCAGAACAAGGCTTACCTTAACTTGGGGTGATATACCTACATCAGGAAACTATAGAACTGTCCCTTTATTAAACGTTATGTTGACTTCTAATTTTTCAGGAGTTGATAATGCTCAGTTACCTTTTACTGTAAACTACAATAAAGACCTAACCACAACAGGGGGGCTTTATGCAGATGGAGGTAACTCAATAGAGTGGAACTCTGCTTATGATAATCAAATCACAAAGCTTGCAGTTACAGGAACAACAACAAAAACATTAACCGCTACTCAGCAGGATGGCGGAACTCTTACTGCATCTTGGTCTGACAAAGACAGTACACAAGACTTAGCTATAGCGGGTACAACGCTTAGTATTAGCGGGGGAAACTCTGTAGAAGTGCCAACCTCTATTGGTCCTCAAGGACCTAAAGGAGATACCGGTGCTCAAGGTCCTCAAGGTCCTCAAGGAGATACCGGGGCTAAGGGTGATACCGGAGCAGTTGGACCTGCAGGCGCAGCCGGAGCAAAAGGTGACACCGGGGCTCAAGGACCTCAGGGTGAAACAGGAGCAACCGGTGCGGTTGGACCTGCGGGTGCTAAGGGTGACACCGGAGCAAGAGGTCCTGCAGGGGCTAAAGGAGACACCGGGGCTAAAGGAGACACCGGGAACGGCATAGCCAAGACGACTCAGGTTGGGTATAACCTTGTGTTAGATTACACAGATGGTACTCAATTTGAAACCACAAGCCTACGTGGTGCAACCGGTGCTGCCGGTGCACAAGGCCCTAAGGGAGATACAGGTACTACAGGAGCACAAGGACCTAAAGGAGATACAGGTGCAGCAGGCGCTACAGGTCCTGCGGGAGCGAAGGGCGATACAGGTGCACAAGGTCCTAAAGGGGATACCGGTGCTGCGGGGGCTACAGGCCCTGCCGGAGCGAAGGGTGATACCGGTGCACAAGGTCCTGCGGGTGCGAAGGGTGATACAGGAAATGGAATCGCCAAGACCGCTCAAGATGGATATACTTTAGTATTAGACTATACTGATGGGACGAGATTCCAAACTACAAGTTTACGTGGTGCAACCGGTGCTGCCGGTGCACAAGGCCCTAAAGGTGACACCGGGGCAGCCGGAGGAACAGGGCCTCAAGGTCCTAAAGGAGATACCGGAGCAGCCGGTGCTGCCGGAGCAAAAGGAGATACGGGGGCAAGAGGTCCTCAAGGTATTCAAGGAGAGACCGGTCCTACAGGTCCTGCAGGCGCAAAAGGTGATACAGGTGCAGCCGGTCCTACAGGTCCTGCAGGTGCAAAAGGTGATACAGGCGCTGCAGGTGCGACAGGTCCTGCAGGCCCTAAGGGGAGCACGGGCGCTGCAGGTGCAACCGGTAACGGTATAGCCAAGACTGCGCAAGACGGATATACTTTAGTATTAGATTACACAGACGGGACAAGATTCCAAACTACAAGCTTACGTGGCGCTACAGGTGCAACAGGCGCAGCCGGAGCAACAGGCGCAGCCGGACCTACCGGTCCTAAAGGAGACACCGGAGCAGCCGGAGCAACAGGCCCTCAAGGTCCTAAGGGAGACACCGGAGCAGCCGGAGCAACAGGGCCGCAAGGACCTAAGGGTAATACCGGGTCTACCGGTCCGCAAGGTGAACAAGGCTTGCCGGGGGCTAATGGAAAAGATGGTGCGACAGGGCCACAAGGACCTGCCGGGGCAACGGGAGCGACAGGGCCACAAGGTCCAACCGGACCTAAGGGTTCAACAGGGTCAACCGGTCCAACCGGACCACAAGGACCTGCGGGTGCAGACGGTAATGACTTTCCTGTTGCTTTTGACGGAGAACAGGCAGGTAATGTGGTGAGTATGGACGTTGATACAAGAGGGGGAATTTGTACTATAACAACAACAAAAGGAGTAGTATTCAATCTTCAACTTGCTCTTAAGTAACATAAACAATAAATTCATATCTTTGTAAAAATTAAACAATTCAATAAAATGGCAAAATTGACAAAGCAAGAGTTGGAAAGAGTACAAAAATTGGTAAACGATTTTAACGCTTTGAAGGTGCAACTCGGTGATACGGTAATCACTCAAAATAATCTTCTAAAGAACATTGAGGAATTAAAGATTCAGTACGCTTCTGAAGAGGCAGTATTAATCGATAAATACGGAAAGGATTCTGTAATCAACGTTCAGACGGGCGAGATTTCACAGAAGCCTTCTGAAGAACAAACAGAATAAATGGGAAAGATTAGCACATATTCAATTGACGCATTACCTACGCTAAAAGATAAGGTAATTGGCTCTGATGCCGATGATAGTTTAGTAACTAAAAACTATTTACTCAGCGACATTATCGGTCTTGTTGAGACACCAAACCTTCAAAAGGTTTTAGATGCGGGGAATATTGCTACTCAAAACATTTTTTTAAAAGGAGTCGTTGACACGGAACAGTTAAGTGTTGGTGTTAGCGCCTCCTTTGCAGGTACTGCAACATTCACAAACAATGTTCTTTTTGACATTGGTGATGTAGAACTACAGGGGGGTGTAAAAGACTCTACAGGAAACTATGGAACTGCAGGTCAGTTCCTTCAAACAAATGGTAGTTCAGTAGAGTGGGTAACACCACCACCATTCCCTGCTGATTTACAATCTGTTCTCGACACAGGCAATACGGCTAAACAAGATATCAATCTTTTAGGCAACATAAATCTTCAGGGAGATTTAGTTCAGTCTGTAGGTAATACTCAGCTTATTGATTTAGTAGTAAAAGGAAAATCAATATTTGAAAATGTCGCTGAGTTTCAAAAAGAATTAGTAGCCTTAGGACCTGTACTCGATGCCGGTGGCAATCCGGGTACTGCGGGCCAAGTTCTTGTATCTGCAGGAAGTGGAGTTAAATGGGTTGACAATGTTATTGTAAACCAACCTACCTTTACTAAGGTATTAGAGGGTTCTTCGTTTGCAGACCAACTACCCACAGGACAAAACTCCCCACTACAGATTGAGTTTGGGGCTAACCAACAAACCCCTGAGGTTAACTTACTTCCAACAGGTGAGATTAACTTCCTTGTTGATGGAACGTACTTCTTTGAAGCATTTGGTAATGTAGAAAGAAATGGTAACTCAGGTGGAGTAGCTATGGTGATGTATCGAATACTACTTAACGGAACTCAGATAGGAATAACAAGAGGAGTTGATATTAATAGTGTAGGTATTATGATACCGCTTACAGTATCTGAACCTATCAATGCTGCTGCGGGAGATGTTCTTACGTTTGAGATACTAAGAGATGCAACCGGTGTAAACCAAGGTGGGTTATATCCTCATCCAATTGCAGGTGGTGTTTGGACTACAGTACCTTCAGCATCTATTTCAGTTTGGAAGCTGACTTAAAATATAAATAAAATGGATATAAGAAAAATCAGCATAGGCCCTGACTACAAGTCAGGAGCAATGCACTATATAGTTAATCAGGAAATTTTAAACGGTACTCACAAGATTCATCTTATTAGATATGATGAAGAGTCGGATTCAATAAAGATTTGGATTGAGAGCGATAGAGAAGAGATACTCTTATGGAAAGAGTTTACAAGCACTATGCCCATCTCTATTGAGTATAATATAAATTTCTGAAGATATGACTAAGGAAGAAAGGCAAGAGATGCTTGTTCATTTAGAGCAACTAAAAGCAGAGAAATCAAATACCGATGACTTTGGTGAGCAGATGGAAATAGCTGACCAAATTCACGCAATAGAAATGAAATTGAACGGAGTTAAACCAACGGATTCTTACTTTGAATGTGAAGGTTGTGGCTCATAAAAAACAATATGCGGTCTCCATTTTACTTTATAGTGAGCCCCAAGAAGGGCAAGCGTTATGATAACACCAAAGATATAGGTGGGGTAGAGGTTATAACTTCTACATCAGAAGAGGATTTTCGATTTGCGAATCGAGAAGCTATAGTAAAAGAACTACCCTTAGGGTATCAAGGCCCGGTCAAAGTTGGTGACACACTTCTTGTGCACCACAACGTATTCAAGTTTTACAATGACATTAAAGGTAGAAGAAAGAGTGGCAAGAGTTTCTTTAAGGACGACTTATTCTTTATAGAGCCTGACCAATTCTTTATGTACCATAATGGCACACAATGGAATGCCTATGACAGGTATTGCTTTGTAGAACCAATTCCCGTACAAAATTCGTATATTTATAAAAATACTAAGGAAGAACCTTTAATGGGTTTGATTAAGTATCCTAATGAATACCTAATTAGTAAAGGAATAAACAAGGGGGATATGGTTTGTTTTAGACCTGATAGCGAGTATGAGTTTGTGGTAGAGGGTGAGAAGTTATATAGGATGTTTGACCATAGTATTACAATGAAATTATGACAACAATATTCTTGACTGACGTATTCGAAGACCCCGACAAGTATGTTGCGGGTATAAAACAGAAAGGCTTTACTGATTTTAAATCAGGAGATAATGTTTTTAAAAACGTTCAAGAGTTAGAAGGGGATGATGTTACAAAAGCTATAGAGTCTTTGTTAAGTGCAAAGCTTGTTTTAAGTTTTGCAAGGATGTCTCCTTTAGGCCAAGAAGAACCCAACTTTATACACAAAGACGATATGCACGGTGACTACACCGCTATATTGTATTTGAATAAAACGTATCCAAGTGGATACGGTACAACACTATACGATGAAGATGATAATGAGATATCGATATGTAAAGCAAAGTACAATTCTCTTTACATATTTCCCTCAAGTGTAAAGCATTCAAGAAATACTTTACAGAACTTTGGAGAAGGTGATGATGCAAGATTAGTTCAAGTTATGTTCTTTAAGATTTAAAAAATGAAAAAAGACAAGTGGGTGTTTTTCGAAGATAGTTGGAATGAGCACGATGGTAGCCCAATTCCTTTTAAGAAAGAAAAAAGATTTAGAAGTGAATTCAAAAGAAACAAAATTAAAAATAATAGAGGCAGGTCACAGGGCGGTGGAGCAGCTTATAAAGGTGGCGAAGGAAGCGATTATTAAACACGACCCTGAAGACGACCTATCTGCTGACAGGTTAAAGAATGCAGCAGCAACAAAAAAGTTAGCAATCTTTGATGCGTTTGAAATCCTAAATAGGATTGAAGCAGAGAAGGAGGCGATAGAGTCTATGGAGAACGGCTCTAATGAAGTAGATACTAAACAAGGGTTTGCAGAAAGAAGGTCTAAATAGTTTATATAGGATTGTACAAGATTACGTACCTAAATCCGTACTCACCAACAAGAACAAAGCAAAGAGTTGGAAGTATGGGTATGATGATACCTATGACCTTATTGTAATATCAAAAGACGGAACTTTAGGGGACGTTATAGAAATACAAAACTTAAAAATAGGTTTACCCCTTGCTCCAAAAAAGTGTCTTCAAAGACACTCAAAAAAAGAAAATCAGTATTGGGAAAGAAAAGAACTCCCTAAAGAACTGAATAAGATTCAATCTATATTTCAATGGAATGATATGCCTAAGGAATTTAAAAGCCGTTGGGTTGATTACATTGAAAAAGAATTTGATTATCGTGAAGACGGTTGTTGGTTTATGAATAACGGTAAACCAACTTACATAACCGGAAGCCATTATATGTATCTTCAATGGACATCTATTGATGTTGGATATCCTGATTATAGAGAAGCTAATAGGTTGCTTTATATTTTTTGGGAAGCTTGTAAGGCAGACAAGAGAAGTTTCGGAATGGTCTATTTAAAGATTAGACGTTCAGGGTTTTCCTTTATGTCTTCATCAGAGTCTGTTAATACGGCAACACTTGCAAAAGATGCGAGGGTTGGTATATTATCAAAGACGGGTTCTGATGCTAAGAAGATGTTTACAGATAAGGTAGTTCCTATAAATAGTAGGTTACCATTCTTCTTTAAACCTATTATGGACGGTATGGATAAGCCTAAAACAGAGTTGGCTTATCGTGTGCCGGCATCCAAGATTACAAAGAAAAATATGTTTGACTCAGATGCTGAGCAAATAGAAGGATTAGATACTACTATTGATTGGAAGAACACCGATGATAACTCATATGACGGTGAGAAACTTTTACTGTTAGTACACGATGAGAGTGGTAAATGGATAAAGCCAAACAATATTCTTAATAATTGGCGAGTAACAAAGACCTGTCTTAGATTAGGTAGTAAGGTTATAGGCAAGTGTATGATGGGTTCTACATCCAATGCATTAGCAAAGGGTGGTGACAACTTTAAAAAACTATACACAGATTCAGATTTAGGAAAACGAAATGCAAATGGTCAAACCAAAAGCGGTATGTATTCACTTTTCATCCCTATGGAATGGAATATGGAAGGGTTTATAGACAGGTATGGTATGCCTGTTTTTAGAAATCCCAAGAAACCATTGTTGGGTGTTGATAACGAAATTATCAATCAAGGCGCTATCGATTATTGGGAAGCAGAGGTTGAGTCATTAAAGAATGATGCTGATGCCTTGAATGAATTTTATCGACAATTCCCAAGAACAGAGTCACACGCATTTCGTGATGAGAGCAAGCAATCAATATTTAATCTAACAAAGATATATCAACAAATAGATTACAACGATTCCTTAATAAAGGAACACCACATTACTCAGGGTTCTTTCCATTGGAAAAACGGAATCAAGGATAGTGAAGTTGTGTTCTCTCCGACAAAGAGTGGCAGATTCTTTTTAAGTTGGATACCAAGTTCAAGGGTAAGAACTGCCCCTGTAGTTAAGAACGGGGGTAAATTTCCTCCGAACGAACACATAGGTGCATTCGGTTGTGACTCCTACGATATATCAGGTGTTGTTGGTGGAGGAGGTTCTAATGGCGCTCTTCACGGACTAACTAAATTTAATATGGATGATGCTCCAAGTAATCATTTCTTTTTAGAATACATAGCAAGACCGCAGACCGCAGAGATATTTTATGAGGACGTACTGATGGCTTGTGTATTTTACGGTATGCCTATCTTAGTAGAGAATAACAAACCACGGTTATTATATCATTTTAAAAATAGAGGATACAGAAACTATTGTATGAATAGGCCGGACAAACACAAGAACAAGCTATCCAAAACAGAAAAGGAACTTGGAGGTATACCAAACTCAAGTGAGGATGTAAAGCAGGCACACGCATCTGCTATTGAATCCTACATAGAGAAGTACGTAGGTGTGGATATGGATGGTACATATAGAGCCTCTGATGAGATGGGGGATATGGTCTTTACAAGAACCCTTGAGGATTGGGCAAAGTTTGATATTACCAATAGAACCAAGTATGATGCGAGTATATCTTCAGGCTTAGCTATAATGGCTTGTCAAAAGCACATATACCAACCTGAGAAAAAACAGTCAAAAATAAACATTAACTTTGCAAGGTATAATAACAAGGGAACAACAAGCGAAATTATTAGATGAAAGATGTTAAGGTAAACATAACATCGACAGGGTTTCCAAGTCAATTTGTTTCTGATGCAGAAAAAGCATCAGATGCTTTCGGTTTACAAATCGGGCAAGCCATTCAGTATGAGTGGTTCAAAAAGGACGGGACACAATGTAGATTCTATGACCAATGGAGAAACTTTCATAGGTTAAGACTATATGCACGTGGCGAACAACCTGTTGGTAAATATAAAAACGAATTAGCAATTAACGGTGACTTGTCTTATCTAAACTTGGATTGGACTCCTGTACCTATTCTTCCTAAGTTCGTGGACATTGTAGTCAATGGGATGTCCGATAGATTATTCAAGGTTAAGGCGTATGCTCAAGATGCTATGTCTCAATCTAAGAGAAGCAAGTATCAGGATATGATTGAAGGTCAGATGCTTGCAAAACCTATGTTAGAGGTTATTCAAGAAAAGACAGGCGCTAATCCATTTACTATAGAGCCTGAAGAGTTACCGAAGTCAGATGAAGAGTTGTCGTTATATATGCAACTCAACTACAAGCCTGCTATTGAAATAGCAGAGGAAGAGGCTATCAATACTATTCTTGAAGAGAACAAGTATATAGACTTAAGAAAACGTCTTGACTACGACTTAACTGTGTTAGGTATATCTACGGCTAAACACGAGTTTCTTCCCGGAGCAGGTGTAGAGATTAAGTATGTTGACCCTGCTAACATTGTATATAGCTACACAGAAGACCCACACTTTACAGATTGTTTCTATTGGGGTGAGATTAAAACACTCCCTATTACAGAACTATATAAGATTGACCCAACGCTTACTAAAGAGCAGTTGGAGGAAATTGCTAAGAGCGGGCAGAGTTGGTATGACTATTACAATACCGCTCAGTATTATGATAATGATATATTCTACAGAGATACTGTTACCCTAATGTACTTTAATTATAAGACCACTAAAAAAATGGTCTATAAGAAAAAAATTAACGAAGAGACAGGGGCGACAAAAGTTATTCAAAAGGATGACACCTTCAATCCACCACAAGAAATGATGGATGAGAATAGCTTTGAAAAAATAGAAAAGACTATTGATGTATGGTATGATGGTGTAATGGTTATGGGTACTAACTACTTATTAAAGTGGGAGTTGGCCGAGAATATGGTTAGACCAAAATCATCATCACAACACGCATTACCAAACTATGTGGCAGTAGCACCAAGAATGTATAAAGGTGTTATTGAGTCTTTGGTTAGGAGAATGATACCATTCGCTGACCTGATTCAGATTACACACCTCAAGCTACAACAGGTTATTGCTAAGGTAGTTCCCGATGGTGTATTCATAGATGCCGATGGCTTGAATGAAGTGGACCTTGGTACAGGTAACGCTTATAATCCTGAAGATGCATTGAGACTATACTTCCAAACAGGTTCTGTTATTGGTAGGTCTTATACTCAGGATGGTGAGTTTAATAATGCAAGAGTTCCTATTCAGCAGTTAACATCTAATTCAGGCGCATCTAAGACACAAATGCTTATAGGCAACTATAACCATTACTTAAATATGATACGCTCTGTAACAGGCTTAAATGAAGCGAGAGACGGTAGTATGCCTGACCCTAATTCATTAGTTGGTTTACAGAAGTTAGCAGCGTTAAATTCTAATACTGCAACACGTCACATTCTTGATGGCAGCTTGTATATGTTTAGAAGTCTTTCTGAGGCATTAACATATAGGATTGGAGATATATTGGAGTATGCCGATTTTGCAGATGATTTTGCAAATAAGATTGGAAAGTACAACGTAAGCATCCTTAATGATATTAAGGACTTATATATTTATGACTTCGGAATCTTTATTGAGGTAGCACCTGACGAAGAAGAGAAGGCACAACTTGAGCAAAATATTCAGATGGCACTATCTAAAGGCGATATTAACCTTGAAGATGCTATTGATATTAGAGAGATTAAAAACATTAAGCTTGCTAACCAACTCTTGAAAGTGAAGCGTAAAGCTAAGCAGGATAGAGAAGAGCAGATGCAAATGCAGAAGCAGGCAATGCAATCTCAACAACAATTAAAATCTCAAGAGATTTCTGCTCAGTTAGCAATGAAGAAAATAGAAATGGAAACTCAGGCCAAGATACAGATTCAGCAGTCAGAGATTCAGAACCAAATTATGAAGCTTCAGCAGGAGGCAGAACTTAAATCTATACTTATGGATAAGGAGTTCCAAATCAATATGCAGCTACGTGGTATGGAGGTTGGCGCTTTACAAGAGCGTGAGAAAGAAAGAGAAAAGGCTAAGTCGGGTAGGATTAGTCAGCAGAATACAGAACAATCAAAGCTTATTAATCAGAGAAAGAATAATCTTCCTCCAATGAACTTCGAGTCAAACGAAGATAGCTTAGATGGTTTTGATTTAGCTGAGTTCTCACCTCGATAAATGTCTAAATTTTTTATATTAAATTTGTAACTTAAATTAAACTCATATGGAATTAAAGGTAAGAGCCATTGATGGCATCGAGCAGAAGTCGGTTCAAGAAGTTGAAAACGAACTGCTTGAAAAACACGAGCAAGAAGTAAACTCAGAAGTTGATAGTTCAACAGAACAAGTAAACTCAGAAGTTAACAATGATAGTACAGAAACTCAATCCTCAGAGTTAAGTGAGGATGACGTTCTTTCATTTATAAAAAACAAGTACGATAAGGAAATCAATTCGGTACAGGATTTGTTTCAGGCACGAGAAGAGTCTGAACCACTACCTGAAGATGTGGCTACTTATCTAAAATATAAGAAGGAAACAGGACGAGGGTTCGAGGATTTCTCTAAACTAAACAGAGACTTTGATACTGTAAACCCTGATAGACTTCTTAAAGAATATCTAATGGCTACTGAAAAGGGTCTTGATGAAGAAGATATAGACTCTTTAATGGAGGACTATTCTTATGATGAAGAACTTGATGATGAGACCTCAGTAAAGAAAATTAGATTAAAAAAGAAAAAAGATATTGCTAAGGCCAAAGAATACTTTGAGTCTGAAAAAGAAAAATACAGAGTTCCTCTTGAGTCAAGTGGGGGTTCTATTTCTGAAGATGACAAAAAAGCTTTAGAGGATTATAAGCAGTATGTACAACAGGCGACCACTTATGAGGAAGAGGCCAAGCGTAAAACCGATTGGTTTATGCAGAAAACTAACGAAGTGTTCGGAGGTGAATTCAAAGGTTTTGAGTTTGCTATTGATGAAGACAAGAAGGTAATCTACTCTCCGGGTGATGCAAATGAGTTGAAGAGTGCTCAAGAAAATCCTGCGAACTTTATTCAAAAGTTCTTGGACGAAGATGGGTTACTCAAAGATGCAGTTGGATACCATAAGTCATTAGCCATCGCAATGAACCCTGAAAAGTTTGCTAAGTTCTTTTACGAGCAAGGCAAATCAATTGCAACGGAAGATGTAATACGTCAAACTAAAAATGTCAATATGACAACACGTAGTGCACCGGAAGTGACAAACAAGGGGGGAATGCAAATTAGAGCCGTTAACCCTTCATCGGGAAAAGGCTTAAGGATAAAAAGTAAAAAATAAATATTTAAAAAAAGAAAAAAATGGCAGGACAAGTAAACCCTACTCCGGGATTCGCATTACAGCCAAGCGCTGAGCAAGTCCCTTTATCGACTAACTATATCACAAACTTTGATTTCTTGAATCAGTATCTTCCTGATACTTACGAGAAAGAGTTTGAAAGATATGGTAACCGCACAATCTCTTCATTCTTAAGAATGGTAGGTGCGGAAATGCCTTCTAACTCTGACCTTATCAAATGGGCTGAGCAAGGAAGACTACACACTAAATATGTAAACTGTGCTTCTGCAGGTGCAGCAGGTGACCTAACGGCTACTATTACTGTAAACGACACTTTGTCTCCGGGCACAGGTGGTATTGCAGTACGTAAAGGTCAAACCATTATGGTTTCTGACAATGCAGGTACAGGTTCTAACAAAGGTATCGTTGTTGATGTTAACACAACTGCAGGTACTATTGAAGTAGCTTACTACGAAGCGGCAGGACAAGCATTTGCCGGTTCAGCAGTTGCGAGTATCTTCATCTACGGTTCTGAATTTAAAAAAGGAGTTCGTGGTATGGAAGGTTCTTTGGAAGCTGACGATGTAATCTTCGAGAACTCACCAATCATCATCAAAGATAAGTATGCAGTATCAGGTTCTGATATGGCTCAAATCGGATGGGTTGAGGTAACAACTGAAAACGGTGCAAGCGGATACCTATGGTATTTGAAATCAGAGCACGAAACAAGACTTCGTTTTGACGATTACTTGGAGACTGCAATGATTGAAGCAGTTCCTGCTGAAGCAGGTTCAGGTGCTGCAACACAAGCAGTTAACGACCAAGTTGGTGACAAAGGTTCTGAAGGTGTATTCTACGTAGTAGAAAACCGTGGTAACGTTTGGGGCGGTGGATACCCTGCTTCATTGACTGAGTTTGATACTATCGTTTCTCGTTTGGATAAGCAAGGTGCTATCGAAGAAAACGTATTGTTCATTGACAGAGAGTTCTCTTTTGCAATTGATGATATGTTGGCAGGATTGAACGGTTACAGTTCAACAGGTGCTGCTAACTTCGCATCTTTCGGTTTGTTTGACAACGACAAGGATATGGCGTTGAACTTAGGTTTCACAGGTTTCCGTAGAGGATATGACTTCTACAAGTCTGATTGGAAATACTTGAACGACCCTACAATGCGTGGTGATATGTCAGGTGCAGCCGGTTCAGGTAAAGTAAGTGGATTGTTAGTTCCTGCAGGTTCTACTTCTGTTTATGACCAAATCCTTGGTAAGAACGCTAAGAGACCATTCTTACACGTTCGCTACCGTGCTTCTGAAACTGAAGACAGACGTTACAAAACTTGGATTACAGGTTCAGCAGGTGGTGCAATGAATAGCGACCTTGATGCAATGGAAGTACACTTCCTTTCTGAAAGAGCGGTATGTACCCTTGGTGCAAACAACTTCTTCTTGTTCTCAGAATAAGAGGTTTAATATTGGGGGAGTGTCTTTAAAGACACTCTCCCTTTTTTTAATTTTAATAATATCTAATTATGAAAAAAACAGTAAAGTCAGTAGACCGTGTCTACAAATTAACAAGGGAAGCAGCCCCTTTATCTTACACGCTGCCAACACGTAACTCACGTAGATTCCCATTAATGTATTTTGATGAGGATACAAACACTAACAGAGCGCTTAGATACGCAAGAAACCAAAAGAGTCCATTTGAGGACGAGCAGGATGGTAATTCTATATTAGACCCTGTAATCTTTATTGATGGTATGTTGCAAGTTCCAAGAACTAATCCTGTACTTCAGGCATTTTTAAGTTATCATCCATTGAATGGTAAAAGATTCGTAGAGGTTGATAATGAGAAGGATGCTGCACAAGTTGTAGAGAATCTCAACTTGGAGGTTGATGCACTTATTGAGGCAAGAGGTCTTGACTTGGAAACGATTGAAAGTGTTTCAAGAGTTTTATTCGGAGGTGACACATCTAAGATGTCAACTGCAGAATTAAAAAGAGATATCTTGGTTTATGCCAAGAGAGAACCTGAAGATTTCTTAAATGTACTTAATGACCCTATGCTAAAGCTACAGTCTAAAATTCATAGTTTCTTCGAGAACAATCTCCTTACATTTAGAAAAAACAAAAAAGAGGTTTGGTACAACACAAGTTCTAATAAAACAAGAATGCTTGTAGTACCTTATGGTGAAGACCCTTACTACTTAGTGTCGTCATTCTTATCAAGTGATGATGGTATTGAGAGTCTAAAGCTGCTTGAAAAAATGTTGGATTAACCAACTCCTATTATAGGTTATGAGAGGGGGGTCTGTTTTCAGACCCCTCTTTTTTTTTACTTATCTTTGTAAAAAAGTTTACGATGATAAACACAGTAAGAAATACAGTTCTGTCTGTGCTCAATAAAAATAACTACGGATACCTATCGCCATCGGACTTTAACTTATTCGCTAAGCAGGCTCAGTTGGATTTGTTTGAAAGTTATTTTTATCAGTACAACTATCAGATTAATAAAGAGAATGCTCGTACCTCAGGTACAGGGCTTGCGGATATAACGAAGGGGATTGAAGAGGAGTTGAATGTTTTCTCTGTTTCTGCAGGGTTGTACAATCAGAGTGATAATGTGTATTTCACACCATCACCAACCACAACGGGTAGTGATTATTACTTATTAAATAAGGTATTGATTTATGATACCGTATTAGATGAAGGAACAACCACGGGTACTGTTGGTGGTCAAAATAAATTGATTGACTCTGCAGCAGATTTTACCGTAGATGTTCAGGTAGGAGATATAGTAGCAGTTGAGAACTCAGGAGTTCAGTATGTTAATGTTTTATCTGTAGATAATGCTAACGAACTAACTGTATCTGCATCGGTAATTAATGCTATTGGTTTACCATACGCTATATACAGAAGAGGTACAAGAATGAATGAGGTAGAGAAGGTAACCCATAGTAAGATTACTATGTTAAACAATTCTCATCTAACATCTCCTAATACCACATTCCCTGCTTACACTACGGAAGGCAGCATAATGAATGTATTCCCTGAATCTGTTGATTCTATTGGGAGAGTGATGTGTCAATATATAAGATACCCAAGAGACCCTAATTGGACGTATGTTTCATTAGCTAATGGTGAACCTGTATATGACCCATCTCAACCTGATTTTCAAAACTTTGAATTAGCGTTAGACTCTGAGGCTGATTTAGTTTTGAAGATATTACAGTACGCAGGTGTGTCAATTAGAGAGGCTCAGGTTTATCAGTTTGCTCAGGGAGAAGAAACACAAACTAACCAAGAACAATCATAATGGCATATATATCAGAATATCAGTATTACGAGAATAACGGGCTAACGCCTGAAGATGCTAATTGGGGTTCATACCAATATGTTAGCCTGTACGATATCGTCAACAACTTTATGTTGATGTATGCCGGCAATCATAATCTGATAAACAACGAAGAAAGATTTAAGGTTTTGTTTCACGCAAAGCGTGCTATACAAGAACTAAACTATGATGCCTTTAAAGAAATAAAGGTATTAGAGTTAAACGTTACAGAAAACCTCAGGTATGTACTACCCTCTGACTATGTGAATTGGGTGAGAATATCTATGTATAAAGATGGTGTTCTATACCCTCTTAGTGAGAACGTACAAACACAAACATCAAACGCATATCTGCAGGACAATACAGGTAGAATACTATTCGATATAGACGGTAATATATTAAAGCCTCAGTTTTCTCATATTGATTATGACAGAATTACAGGAACTAAACAAAGCATTTACTTAGACCAAAACAACGCACAGTTTAACGGGATGCCCGGATACAACGTTGATGGGGCTTGGTATTTTGATTTTGAGGTTGGCGCAAGGTTTGGTTTAAATACTGAGACTGCTAATGCTAATCCTACATTTACGATTGATAAAAAGGCAGGAGTTATAAACTTCAGTTCAAGCATAGGTAACAACTTAGTTATACTTGAATACGTGTCTGATGGTATGGAAAATGGAGAAGATTCAAGGGTTTCGGTAAACAAACTTTTCGAAGATTATATTTATGCTGCTATCGAATATGCTATTCTAAGTTCTAAGTTCGGTGTACAGGAGTACATTATAGCAAGAACAAGAAAAAGAAAAGGCGCACTATTAAGAAACGCTAAGATTAGAATAAGTAATATTCATCCCGGTAGGTTATTAATGAACCTAAGAGGACAAGACAAGTGGCTGAAATAATATGGCAAATCTGACAAGAAACTTCATTTCGGGAAAAATGAACAAGATGGTTGATGAGCGACTCGTTCCTAACGGGGAGTACATTGATGCATTAAATGTTCGTATGGGTTCTACTGAGGGCTCTGAGATTGGTGTAATAGAAAACACAAGAGGTAACCTACCTTTAACTCAGTTAGCATATAACGGTACGCCATTAAGTGGAGCGGCTCGTTGTATTGGTGCTTTCGATGATGGTGCAATAGAAACCCTATATTGGTTTGTACACGACCCTAATTTCACGTCTTCTCCAACAGGTAAGTTGGATATGGTTGTTTCTTACAACGATAACACTAACACTACTACGTATCACCTTATATCAGTTAATGACGGAGGTGGTGTAAATACCACGCTAAACTTCGATAAAGAATATCTTATAACAGGTGTAAATAAGATTGAGAACCTACTGTATTTTACAGACAACCTCAACCAACCAAAACAGGTTAATGTAAAAAGAAACTACGCAAACCCTGTGGCAGGGGTAGATGGCTTTAGTGAAGAGTCTATTCTTGTAGTTAAGAAGCCACCTGTAAACTCGCCAACTATTGTACCTGAAGCAACGTCAAGCCAAGACAACTTCTTAGAAGACAGGTTTATATGTTTTGCATACAGATATAGATACGAGGATGGGGAGTATTCTGCAACGTCTCAGTTTTCTGAGCCAAGCTTTTTACCCGGACCGTTTAGATACAGTTCGGCTACCGCCCTAAACGAAGGTATGTTAAACATTACGAATCAATGTAAGATAACATACAACTCAGGAGGACCCCTTGTAAAGTCTGTGGATTTATTATTTAAGGATATGAATAACTCTACTATCAAGATTATTGAGAAACTTGATAAAGAAGAGTTGGGTCTTGCTGATAATACAGACTATACATATACGTTTAACAACAGTAAGATATTTACTATCGCTCCATCAGGAGAGATTCTTAGGTTGTTTGATAACGTGCCAAGACTTGCTCAAGCACAAACCCTAATGGGCAACAGGCTTGTATATGGTAACTATGTTGAGGGATATGATTTAAAGGATGCGAACGGCAACCCTACAAAATTAGAGTACATTTCTACGTTAGCAACTGAGGATATTGGTTTAAGTGAAATAGAAGCTGAAACCTCGTCAGGAAATTACTCTTGGGATGGTGCTCAAACAATACCACAATCGGTATTAGAGATAGACCTTACTGATATAAACTTGATTGCAGGTGCGGTAATAAACATTCTATTTAGATTCTCTCATAACCAATGGTCGGGAACACCTCCGTTTCCTAATGAAACCACAGAAGAACAAACTGTTGATTTCACATACATACTTCCGCAAGACTTTAGTAGCGTATATGCCCTTGCCACGTCAACTGATTTTCAGGAAAAGATAGGTATTGTAACAAACATACAGACAATCGCAAACTCTTGTAACGGTCAGACGTTTACAGATTTATTTAATTGTATTATACCTAACGAGTTAAACGGGTTGTTTAAATACAGAAGCGGGATATCAGGCCCTGACCAACCTATAGCAATAATTACAAGCCCCGGTTCTGATGTAATCGGTTTTCAATTGCCAACTATGGAGTTTGTGGATGACCCTACAGGTGTTAATATTACACAAGAGGTTTATGAATACTACTCTATCACAACTGCAAACGTGGAGTTTGCAGAGATAGGAGACCCATCAAGCTTACATAGCAATAGAGGTTATGAGATTGGTATTCTTTATATGGATGAATACAATCGTATGACAACCGCATTGGTTAGTCCAAATAATACGGTTCACGTACCCTGTAGTAATTCAGAATTAAAAAACACTATAGACGTAAATATTCCTACTGCTCAAGTTGCTCCAAGTTGGGCCAAGAGATATAAGTTTTGTATCAAGCCTGACAAGAAGGATTACGATATTATATATTCAAACCTATTCTTTAGAGACCCTGCATCAGGTGCTGACTATTTCTTACTTGAGGGTCAGAACTCTCAAAAGGTTGAGGTTGGAGATGAGTTGATTGTAAAGACAGATACTCAAGGTGCAAGAAATAGTTGTACTTGGACAACGGTATTAGAGAAGGATGCTCAGATGGCTGACTTTATAGAACCCGTTGATGCACAAGGAACTATCATCCCTGTGCCTGCCGGTACTTATATGAAGCTTCGTGCTAACAACTTTAGCACAGAGGTTGGTGAACTTCCTGTGGTTGCTTATGGAGAGAAGTCTAATAGCGGAAGCGGGTGTAGAACGGTGGACTATCCTGTAGACACAGAAGACCCAAACACACCGGGCAGCTTTATTGACTATACAATTCCTGCAGGAAGTAGAATACGAATAAGAATTGACAACAACAGAAGGGGAAATTTATCTTCACTTTTTGGTAATGTACCTCCAAAACATTGGTCTGTTGAAACAAAATTTACTGCATCACAAGAGTATCCAAACTTCAAGGATTGGTTTGTTGGGGATAATGTAGCATCCTCATTAGAGGCGCAAGCTACTGATGGCGGAACAGGTGTGACAGGACCGGGATTTAATTCAATCGATGGGACATTTGAAAATTGTGGTGTAGGTAATGTATCTTCTACATTTAGACAGATAGGTAATAGATATTATTTTAGTGTAAAAAGTAGTGAGGGTTATAGTGGAAGCAAGAAAAAAACTACATTAAAAGTAGAGATTGAAGTTATTAGAACTGCAGATACGGTTGTGTTTGAGTCAGACCCTCAAGATGCTGAGCCGGATTTATGGTACGAAAGTTCTGTATCATTTGGTATAGGACCAAACGGTGAACACCTTGGTAACATTCAAAACCAAAACTTTGGTACAGGAGCACCGGGATTAGTTAAAACTGCATTCTTTAATTGCTATGCATTTGGGAATGGTGTCGAGAGTTATAAGATTAACGACTCTCTTGTAGGTAAGGAACTTGTATTAGGTAACCGTGCCACAACAACTGATTCAAAACTATATGGTGAAGAGTTGCGATTTGCTGACCTTACCTATAGCGGTGTATATAACGCTGAGACCAATATAAATAGACTGAATGAGTTCAACTTAGGTTTATCAAACTTTAAACCTTTGGAATTTTCATTTGGTCCTGTTATGAAACTCTTTGCAAGAGAGACGGATATATTAGTTCTACAAGAGGATAAAATATCTTATGTATTAGCAGGTAAAAACTTATTATCAGATGCAGGAGCAGGTAATGCTATCGTATCAACACCTGAGGTTTTAGGAACTCAGATTGCAAGAATAGAAGAGTATGGTATCTCACATAATCCTGAGAGTTTTGCTCAATGGGGTGCAGACAAATACTTTACTGATGCCAAGAGGGGTGTGGTTATACAGTTAACGGGTTCAGGACCAAACAATGATTCGCTACAAGTGGTATCAACGTTGGGAATGAGAACGTGGTTTAGAGATTTATTTAATACATCTTTTGAAACTCAGAAGTTAGGAGGGTTTGACCCTTATATGAATGAGTTTGTTTTATCATCAAACAACCAACAACTACCTCAAGATGTTGAGTGTGCTGACTGTGGCATCACCACTACGATTAACATAACCAATACAGAACCATACGAGTTGTGTTACAACTTAGGTAACTTAGTTGGGGATGTTGAGATAGTATACGAGGTTGTGTCTGTATCAGGTACATTTAATGTGTCAGCAGAATATGACGGCTCTACGTACACATCAGGAAATGTTAGTACGGGTGGTAAGTTGACCTTTGATAAATCTAAGATATTAGAAGAAGAGGCAAACATCAACATAACATCTACAGGCAGTTGTGTGTTAACACTAACTGTTAATTGTCCATTAGCCCAAGAGATTGATATTATATTGGTTTGTTTGACAAGTGACAATGAGGCAGGTTTGTTTATACATAATGATTACAGATGGACTGATAACGGTTTTGTTTCTCCACTACATAGTGAGCAGGTTGAGTTTGGTTCAGGTGCAAGTCCTATAGTTTCTCAATACAATATTATTTCAGGACCACAAGGTGGTGGTACAATACCTGCTAATCAGGCGGTTATTTCTATTAGAAGTAATAAGATAGGCACGGATGATTTTAATTTTGATATCAATGCAGATAAGTTTAGATATTTAAGAACAAACACATTATACCAAAACACACCATCTGATATCATTGACTTGATTAATGCAAGTAATACTGCCAATCCTATACAAGGGCCAACACAGGGTAATACATACTACCAAGCGCAATTCAATATGCCAAGTGTAGCGGGTGACAAGTTGTATATGATTTGGGATTACAGAAACAGTACACCTATTGACCTATGTCAAGGTTTAGATGCTACAGAAGCTTGCTGCGGATGTGAAGGTAGTGGTAGTGGTGGCGGTGGCTCAGACCCTGACCCCGACCCAACTCCTCTTTGTAAGAGATATACAGTTTCAACACGTTCAGGAACAGGGAGTGGATATTCATACACAGACTGTAATGGTATATTCCAAGAAGAGTATATTGGTGGGGCAAGTGGATTTGATTCAGAGACATTCTGTGCTCAGGAAGGAACAGTAGACCCCGGAGGTAACAACTTATCTGAAGATGGAGACTGTTAATTTTAAATTAGATTAAATTATGGCAACATACTATATAGACGGAACAACCTTATCAAACTCAACTGCGGTGTATAGCAACGCAGCAATGACGGTGTGTGCCGCAGATGGATTTTACTCAGATGGTGTAAACGTAAGGGAGCAGGTTAATTGTAACCTTCTTCCTGCTCAAACGTGTCCCACGTGTGCTGAGCCTTGTGGAGGAGCAATTAGCGGAAGTGGTAACCAAGGTATATATCTTCTTGATTTAGATGTTGGAGGAACTCCTACTGATATAGGTGCGATTATCGTAAGATTTAATCCGTTTGGTATACCTGATGGGATTAGAGCAACATTTGGTAGCACTATATATAATAAAATTAGTTCGCCTGTTGATGGGTATCACGGTTCAACAAGTAACTCTAACTATACATTTATAGGTAACACAAATGATGACTGTGGTGTAGCGGGTTCTACCTATACCCTTAACGAGTTTAACTATACGAGTGGTTCTTTTCAACCAACGGGCAATACTCAAACAGTTACCGCAAATGCGGGCGATGTGTCTTTTAGTTCAACC